TGGCTCATGATGTCCCTCTGGGATGCGCTCCGGATGAATATGATGATCTCATATCAGGAACTTGTTCGCACCTTCCATAACGGAAACTGACCACCTGCGCCAGTCGGTGCGTGACATTTTGCTGACCCCGCAAGGGAGCCGGCTTGCGCGCCGGGAGTATGGTTCCCTGCTTTCAGCGCTCATTGACCAGCCGCAAAACCCGGCGCTGCGCCTGCAGATCATGGCTGCGGTGTATGTGGCGCTGCGGCGCTGGGAGCCGCGGCTGCAACTGGACACCATCACGGTTAACAGCAGCATGGATGGCGCAATGGTTATTGAGCTGGCAGGCCAGCGTAATGACGGCGTGCCCGTGTCCCTTTCCGTATCGACAGGAGCAGACAATGGCCGTTATTGACCTTTCCCAGCTGCCGCCGCCGCAAATTGTGGATGTGCCGGATTTTGAAACCCTGCTGGCTGAGCGCAAAGCTGAATTTGTCGCGTTATTTCCGGCAGAAGAGCAGGAGGCCGTGGCCCGCACCTTAACGCTTGAATCTGAGCCGGTGGTGAAAATGCTGCAGGAAAATGTGTACCGGGAGCTGCTGCTGCGCCAGCGGATTAACGAGGCGGCGAAAGCCGTGATGGTGGCCTATTCCGGCGGGGATGACCTGGACAATTTAGGCGCGAATAACAACGTACAGCGCCGGGTGATTACAGCTGCAGATGACACCACAACGCCGCCCACGGAGGCAGTTATGGAATCTGACGCGGATTATCGCCAGCGCATCCCGGCAGCCTTTGAGGGGATGAGCGTTGCCGGTCCAGTCGGTGCTTATGAATATCACGCGCTTAGCTCGGATGGTCGGGTGGCGGACGCGTCGGCGTTCAGCCCGTCACCGGCGGAAGTCGTGGTGACTATTCTGGCCCGTGACGGCGATGGTACTGCGCCGGAAGACTTACTGCAGGTCGTCGGTGAGGCCCTGAATGATGAGGCTGTACGGCCGGTGGCGGATCGGGTGAGTGTCCGATCTGCTGAGATTGTCCCCTATGAAATTGATGCGGTTCTTTATGTCTATCCCGGCCCGGCAAAGGAACCCATCCTGGCGGCCGCAAAAGCGCAGGGTACGGCATATATCAACGAGCAGCGTCGCCTGGGGCGTGACGTGCGGCTGTCTGCTATCTATGCCGCTCTGCATGTTCAGGGCGTCCAGCGCGTTGAGCTGATGAAGCCTCTGGCGGACATGGTGTTAGATAAAACGCAGGCGTCATATTGCACCGATTTTAAAGCAGAAATTGGTGGCTCTGATGACTAGCAGCCTGTTACCGCCGGGGGCGTCTGCGCTGGAGCGCAGGCTGGCGCAAGCCTGTTCAGGTATCAGTGATTTAAACGTGCCGCTGCGTGACCTGTGGAACCCGTGGAAATGCCCGGCAAAGTTTCTGCCGTATCTGGCCTGGGCTTTCTCCGTTGACCGATGGGAGGAAACCTGGACAGAAACCGCTAAGCGGCAGGCGGTCAGCGATGCGTTCTGGATCCATCAGCGAAAAGGAACGGTGGCTGCAGTTAAGCGGGTGATTGAGGGGCTGGGTTACTCAATGACTCTTGAGGAGTGGTGGAAAGTAGCCGACCCCGCCGGGACGTTTCGGCTTGAGATCGATCTGAATGAAATCGGCATCACGGAGCCGATGATTTACGAGCTTGAGCGGATTATTGGCGATGCGAAGCCAGTCAGTCGGCATCTGGCACAAATGACACTAACCGCAGGAACCAGAGGGCCGGTATGGCTGGGGGCTGCAATATTTGACGGTGAGGATATTAGCGTTTATCCGCCGGGATACGAACCAGAAGACAGCATTCACTACGACGGCCAGCAGTTCTATTTCGGCAGCGTTAATTTCTCAGGAAAATAGCATGAATATTACAGAAAAAACCGTGTGGGAAGGTTCGGTTTACCAGCTTTCCCGCGCAGACAAAGTGGAAGGCGGGACGAAAGGCGCTGCAAATATCCAGGCCCGGCAACTTGCAAACCGTACGCAGTTCCTGAAGGTGCTGATTGAGGGTATTTCCGATTACAGGGAGTACACGTTCTTTGAAACCGAAGAGGATCCAGATGGCACCATTGCGGGATTAGCTGGCACACCACAAGGTAAGCTGTTTCGCGTCGCCCTGGGCGAGGGTGAGGCGCTGGCATTTCGTTATTTCCTGAATGATGGTGGCGTTGCCAGGGCTGTTACGGGTTTGCTCGGTCAGGGATCGATTATCAACAGCGTCCGCTTCTTCCCGTCACTCCCTCTGGCTGAGAACGATTTATCTGCGGGAAATATTCCAGAGGGTGGCAATTGCTGGGTGATAAACCATAGCGACTCATCCCTTGCAGATGAGTACGCGAATGTTTCTGGCGCACTACAGCAGACTGGCCGAAAAATGCTGTCTCAGGAAGCTGTTGAAGCCGCTCTTCAATTAATTGCTAAGCTAACCTCAAGCGGCTTTGTGGATGACAACTTTTTCCCTTTATTCGTCGATGGCGCCGGTAGTGTTCCGGCCTGGTGGGATGACGGTTTCGCCGTTTCAAGAGTCGCTATGTCTCTGTACCAGATGATTTATACGGACGTCCGCGCGCGTCTGGGGGATTCAGTGAATGCCGGGGTTAGTGGTGTGAATAACACCTTCTTCCCACTGGTTGTAGATGGCGACAATAATATCCCCTTGTTCTGGGATAACGGTTTTAACGTGTCCATGATTTCTGAGGGGTTTCAGCAGAAAGTATGGTCTTACATCAACGCCATAATTGAAAAGGCCCTGAATCAGCGTATCCCGCTGGTTGATCCCTCCTTCGTTCCGGGAATAACTGACGCTGCCGATTCTGTCCCGTTCTGGTTCCAGGACGGCGAGTTTGACGCGACGGGTATCGGGCCAAACATCAGGGGCATTTTTGCACGGTGGTATCAACGGCGGATGTACACCGCCGCTTATAACATTCCGCTGCATACCGACGGGCGCACGCTATGGCGCTGGAAAGCGAAGAAAGCGCAGCTTAAAGCGGGTCTGGCTGTCCGCCCCCACTTTATGTTGACAGGCGACAGCTGGACGCAGAATAACGAACTGGCGGCCGCTATCGCTGGACTGCTGCACGCGGATTATGGCGATGCTGGTTTGGGCTGGCGCACCGTTAACTACGGTGCTGCACGAGACGGTTCGAATATTTTCCGCTCTGCCGGATGGGATTTGTACGACTCCTCACCGACCAGCGGAGCGCCGCTTTATGGCTGCGGTATTGATGGCCAGTCAATTAATACGACGACAAACACCGCTTATTTCAACGTGACGAATGTACGCTGCACTGACTGCCAAATTTACTATCAGGATCTTAACGGGAAATTTCAGTACGGCTACGACGTTGGCGGGGTCACGCAGTGGACTGAGGTTGTCTGCGGGAATACCGGCGCGACAAAATCGGTGTTGCTGACGGGTATGACTGATGAGGTCAGGACGATTTACGTCAAAACCGACGGCAACGCCGGGCGCGTAGCTATTCATGGTTTCTATCTGTGGCGCAGCGGCGTGGCAGGATGCGTGATGAGCAAAGCAGGGAACGCGGGGATTCTGGCCGATCAGTTCCTGCTGTTCTCAGACAAAATCGCGGAGTACCTGAGCACAATGCAGCCAGACGTCATTTGCATCGTGATCGGGAACAACGATTACCGAATATCAGAATCGACAGCCACATTCCGTACCGCACTGCAAAAGTATATGGCCGCCTGCCGCGCTGTGCTCCCTGACGTGGGATTTATCCTCATGGCACCACCGCGCACGAACGGAACGGCGGCAACGCCACTCGTTGATTTCCGCGATGTGATGTACGACCTCTCGCAGACGTTAAATGTCGAGTTTTTCAGTATCTATGACCTTTTCGACACCTGGGCGGAAATGAACGGTCTGGGCTGTTTTCTCGACAACCTGCACCCCAATGCAGTGGGCGGCAACCTGATTGCCTCCGCGTTGAATAATGCACTGATTAAAGGCTGAATTATGACAACTAATGAAATCTATGTACCTAAGCTCGGTGACGTCATTATCCCGGGAACGCATCCGAAAAAAGGGCACTTCATGCAGCCAAACCTGCCTGTCATTGCAGGGTTGAAGGCGATGTATATCCACGGCCGAACCTCAGAACTAAGTATGAGGAACCGCGCTGACAATTCCGCCCCGCTGACAAAGGTCGGAGCACCTACAATCCTGGCTGAATTTGGGGCTGTCTGTAGTTTTGGCAACTGCTTTGATACCGGAAAGGTCTCAGCAAAAAACCAGACCCATATCGTGATCTGCAAACCGGTAAAGCCGACGGCCGCCACCGAACAGCAGCAGGCGTTTATGATGGGGAACTACAGCTATTCAGGCGCACCGGCAGTCTATCGCGGTGACGGTCTGGCTTTTCTTTTCTCTGGGCAAAGCCTTTACGGTGCGTTCGTGGAGGATGGCGGAGCTACCCCTACCAATATGATCAACTACTTCAGCGCAGCCTATGACGCCTCAAAATGGGCAGCATTTGTTTCGCTGGTCGACGGTGATAACGGTATCGCACGCATTGGCGGACGCCAGGGCGGCGCGCTTGCATGGCAGAACTCGCGCGCGTTGACCAACAGGACTGCATATGCAGATCGCACAATCCGCATCGGTTCTCATCATGCGCCCGCAGCCTATCCGGCGGGAGCGGCTATTACAATGGGACTGGAGCTGATTTTCGAGGCTGCACTGACGCAGGCACAGGTTGCATCGGTTATCGATAGCGTTAGTGAGTATCTCAATGCAGCCTGGGGGATCTCTGATCTCTGAGGGGAAAACATGGTCACGAAATATCACGCAATAATGACAAGTCGGGGGGCGGAAAAGCTCGCCGCCGCGGCTCTGACAGGGGAAACCGTAGGCTTTTCGCATATGGCTGTTGGCGATGGCGGCGGAGCGGCGACAGTACCCGATGAGAGCCAGACGGGTCTGGTTAATGAAGTTTATCGCGCCCCCCTGAATCGCCTGGTCATTGCCGACACTGGCGCGAACATCATTCGCGCCCAAATGATCATCATGCCTCAGATTGGCGGTTTCTGGCTGCGCGAGGCGGCACTTTATGACGAAGATGGGGACTGTCTGGCGGTTGCCAGCCTGCCTGAGTCATACAAACCCCAGCTTGCCCAGGGTTCGGGACGACTACAGTCAGTAAATCTCTATATCGGAGTCAGTAACACCTCGGATGTAGAACTGAAGGCTGACCCGTCCGTCATTCTGGCAACCGTAGAGGAGGTTAATCGCGCTAAGGAGGAGGCAAAAGACTATGCCGATCAGGTTGCAGGACAGCTTGATACGGATATTCAGCAGGCTATTACCGCCGCTCTTACAGCGGCAAAGCGTGAATTCTGGGAAGACGATAACCCTGTGGGTACGACGCGATTTTTTAATCAGAACGTCAACCCGAATGAAAATTGGCCCTGGTCGCAATGGGTGTACACCGGCGAAAACAAAACGATCCGCGTCGGCAAAGCGGACGGTTCAGACGTCGGCGCGACCGGCGGCAGCGATACCGTCACGCTTCAGCAGGCCAACCTGCCCGCCGTGCAGATTGACGTGAGCGGCGAAACCAGCGAGCAGGGAGAGCAGAAGCTTAAGACCACGCGCGGCGGTGTTCACAATCATGGTGGCGTGGCCGGTAAGGATGACCCGTGGGAAATTGGCGGTGATGTGCGTCAGCTCTTTAACCCGAAAGAGCTGGGTCTGACCGATGATGCCGGAGAGCACGACCACGAAGTCACGGTACCGGAGCACAAACACACGACCAGCGGCAAAACCGCCAACCTCGGCGAGGGTGAATCGTTCAGCGTGGTGGAAGCCCACACCCTGCTGATGTGCTGGAGCCGCGTTGCCTGAATAGCCTGGCAAACCATGACCAAATCAGCCCCTGAATGGGGCTTTTTTTCTGCCTGCGGTTGTATCAACCACGGTACAACGGGCATCAACGGCTTGCGGTGAGTGATTTCCCTACCATGGGTGAACCCCTAAACAGGAGATTCATTCATGGCGCAAGACTATCACCACGGCGTGCGTGTTGTTGAAGTTAACGACGGCACCCGCTCTATCACGACGGTGAGCACGGCGATTGTGGGCATGGTATGCACCGGCGATGATGCCGATGCCTCTGTATTCCCGCTCAATAAGCCGGTGCTGCTTACCGATGTACTGACCGCCAGCGGCAAAGCGGGCGAGTCCGGCACGCTGGCCCGCTCACTGGACGCCATCGCCGACCAGGCAAAACCCGTCACCGTTGTGGTGCGTGTTGCCCAGGGCGAAACCGAAGCGGAAACCACCTCCAATATCATCGGCGGCGTAACCGCTGACGGTAAGAAAACGGGCATCAAAGCGCTGCTTTCGGCACAGTCGCAGCTGGGCGTGAAGCCGCGCATTCTTGGCGTGCCGGGCCATGACACGCAGGCTGTTTCCACTGAACTGTTAAGCGTGGCGCAGAGCCTGCGCGGCTTTGCGTACCTGTCTGCCTACGGTTGTAAAACCGTGGAAGAAGCGATTGCCTACCGCGAAAATTTCAGTCAGCGAGAAGGGATGCTGATCTGGCCTGATTTCATCAACTTTGACACGGTGCTGCAGGCGGATGCGACTGCTTACGCCACTGCCCGCGCGCTGGGTCTGCGCGCAAAAATCGACGAGCAGACCGGCTGGCATAAAACCCTTTCTAACGTGGGCGTCAACGGCGTAACAGGCTTGTCTGCGGATGTGTTCTGGGATCTGCAGGACCCGGCAACCGATGCCGGACTGCTGAACCAGAACGACGTCACCACCTTGATCCGCAAGGATGGTTTCCGCTTCTGGGGTTCCCGCTGCCTCAGCGATGACCCGTTATTCCAGTTTGAAAACTACACCCGTACCGCGCAGGTGCTGGCAGACACCATGGCGGAGGCGCATATGTGGGCGGTGGACATGCCGCTAAACCCTTCGCTGGCTCGCGACATTATCGAAGGTATCCGCGCCAAAATGCGCAGCCTGGTAAATCAGGGCTACCTCATCGGCGGTGATTGCTGGATTGATGACAGTGTGAATGACAAAGACACGCTGAAAGCCGGGAAACTCTGGATCGACTACGACTATACGCCAGTGCCGCCACTGGAAAACCTGATGCTGCGCCAGCGCATCACTGACCGTTACCTGGTGGATTTCACCACCCGCGTAAGCGCATAAGGGGGACCCATGGCCTTACCACGCAAGTTAAAACACCTGAATATTTTTAACGCCGGTAACAACTGGATGGGCATTGCTGAATCCGTCACCCTGCCGAAATTCACCCGCAAGCTGGAAAACTACCGCGGCGGCGGTATGCCCGGTTCAGTCGGTATTGATCTGGGGCTGGATGATGGCGCGCTGGATACGGAAATGACCATCGGCGGCACTGAGGCGCTTCTGTTTAAACAGATGGGCAAAGCCACGGTGGACGGCGTGCAGCTGCGCTTTACCGGGTCTATTCAGCGCGACGACACCGGCGAAGTTCAGGCCGTTGAGCTGGTCGTCCGTGGGCGCCACAAAGAGGTGGATTCCGGCGAGTGGAAAACCGGCGAGAGCAATTCCACCAAAGTCAGCAGCGTTAACTGTTACGCGAAGCTGACCATTAACGGTGAAGTGCTCTATGAGGTCGATGCGATCAACATGATTGAAGTTGTTGATGGTGTTGACCTGATGGAAGAACACCGTAACGCCATCGGTCTGTAATTTTTTCCTGGCGCGCGAGGTCGCGCCAGCCAACCCATAACAGGAAAAGAGCATGAGTGAGAAAACAGAAGCAACGGTGAAACTGGATAGCCCGATTAAGCGCGGTGATACCACGATTACGGAAATTGTGCTGCGTAAGCCGCAATCCGGCGCGCTGCGCGGTACGCGACTGCAGGCGGTGATGGAGATGGACGTGGCCTCTATGATGACCGTGATCCCACGCATCTCCACACCAACGCTGACCCCGCAGGAAATGGCGGACCTCGACCCGGCAGACCTGGCCGCGATGTCTGTCGAGGTGGTCCTTTTTTTGTTGCCGAAGTCGGCACTTGCCGATTTGCCGACAGCCTGACGGTAGATGACCTGGTGGCGGATATCGCCACGATCTTTCACTGGCCGCCGTCCGTCACTGACGTTATGCCGCTGACGGAAGTGCTGGAGTGGCGGCACAGAGCGATAATGCGTAGCGGGGCCAGCGATGAGTGATAAAAACCTGCGCCTGCAGGTGGTTCTGAATGCGGTTGATAAACTCACCCGCCCTTTAAAAAATGCGCTGGCTGGCTCGAAGGAGCTGGCCTCCGGCATCCGGCAGACCCGTGATCAGCTTAAACGGCTTAACGACGCGGGGAGCCAGTTAAAATCTTTTGATCAACTCTCACAGAGCCTGAACCGGACCAGCAACGAGCTGGACCAGGCGCGGCTGCGTGCGCAGATGATGACGCGCGAACTGGCAGCGCTCGAATCCCCCACGAAAAAACAGACGCAGGCGCTTGAGGCGCAATGGCGCGCCGTATCACGCCTGGAACAAAAGCAGCAGCAGGAAACGCGGCAGATGGCGGCAACCAGGGCGGAGCTGTACCGCCTTGGCATCTCTGCGGGCGGCGGTGCCCGTGAAACAGCCCGCATTACCCGAGAAATGGATCGCTATAACCAGCAGCTGGCAGAGCAGGAGCGGCGCTTGCGGGACGTGGGCGAGCGCCAGCGCAAGCTGAATGCGATCAGGGCCAAAGCTGACAAGATGCGCGACGTGCGTAACAACCTGGCGGGGAACGGTGCCGGGATGATGGCCGCCGGGGTGACAACGGGCGCGACCTTGCTGGCGCCCATTCGCGCCTACTCGGAATCAGAGAACGCCGCTAACCAGCTGGCAGGCTCAATGATGGGACCGGGCGGAAAGGTGGCGCCTGAGTTCCTGAAGCTGAACAAGCTGGCGATTGCCCTGGGGGACCGGTTGCCCGGTACCACGGCAGATTTTCAGAACATGATGACCATGTTACGTCGTCAGGGGATGTCAGCGCAGGTTATTCTGGGCGGGCTGGGTGAGTCGGCGGCTTACCTTGGCGTGCAGCTGCAGATGGCGCCGACGGAGGCCGCAGAGTTTGCCGCAAAATTGCAGGACGCCACGCAGACCACCGAAAAAGACATGATGAGCCTGATGGATCTTATCCAGCGTGGTTTTTATGCGGGCGTAGACCCCGGGAATATGCTGCAGGGTTTCGCAAATATCAGCAGCGCTATGGACATTATCAAGCAGAAGGGCCTGGATGCCGCGAAGACCTTCAGTCCGCTTCTTGTCATGGCCGATCAGGCGGGGATGGCCGGAGAGTCAGCGGGTAATGCCTACCGTAAAATTTTCCAGGCCACACTGGATGCCAAAAATATAAAGAGTGTAAACGACGGGCTGAAAGGAAAGGGCATCAAGTTCGATTTCTCCGACGGGAAAGGCGGATTTGGTGGCCTTGAAAAGATGTACGCGCAGTTAGAAAAGCTTCAAAAATTAAACGATGAAACAAAACTTGCGACGACGAAGGCTCTGTTTGGTAATGATAATGAGGTGCTAAAAGCACTGAATACCATGATGTCAAAAGGCATAGTGGGCTATCGTGAAACCGTCGCTAAACTGGAGAGCCAGGCAACTCTGCGCGAGCGAGTCGAGGCGTCCCTGAATACCTTAGGCAACAAATGGGAAGCCGCTGGCGGCTCTTTTACTAACGCCATGGCAAGCATCGGAGAAACCGTCGCTCCAGTGCTTAAAAATATTGCGGACTGGCTGGGTAATCTGGCGTCAGCGCTGGATAGTTTTGTTAAGCGGCATCCGCAACTAACGGCGGCGCTGTTTAAAATTGCGGCCGTATTTGCCGTGGTAGCTACCGCAGCGGGTGTGGTGTCACTGGCCCTGGCATCCATTTTGGGTCCTATGGCGGTAGTGCGGGTAAGTGCTGGCATTCTCCAGCTTAAATTTGCTTCTGCGTTTGGTCTGGTCACAAGAGTAATTGGCGGTGCAGGCCAGGCGGTCCTCTGGTTAGGCCGGTTGATGATGGCTAACCCCATTCTGGCGATCGTTGGCCTGATTGCGATGGGAGCCATCTATATCTGGCAGAACTGGGAAACGCTGGGGCCGAAGTTTAAAGCATTGTGGGATGCCATCACGTCAGGGGTGTCAGTAGCCTGGGCTGTGATTAAGCAAACCATAAGCAGCAAATGGGATGAAATTCTGAGTGATGTTGCCGCGCTGCCCGCAAAGTTTAAAGCGGTGGGCGGGGCGATTATTGACGGCATCCTGAGCGGTATCAATGAGAAATGGGAAACGCTTAAGAACAAGCTGGCATCGGTCAAAAGCTACCTGCCGGACTGGATGACCGGCGGCGACAATTCGCAGGGCGCCTCACCGCAGAAAAAGACACCAGGATTTTTCGCGGGGATGTATGACAGCGGTGGTTATATTCCACGTGGGCAGGTGGGTATTGCTGGCGAGAATGGCCCGGAGCTGATTAACGGTCCGGCCTATGTGACTAGCCGCAGGAGGACGGCCGCGCTGGCGTCCGTAGTCGCCGGAATGATGGGGGGAGCAATGCCAGCAGAGGCCGCCCCGCTTCATCCAATGAGTCTGCCGGCAGCTTCATACCGTCCTGTAACTGATAAGCCAGCAGGCAGCCAGCCTGTATTCCAGTTTGAAACCCAGGCACAAATTATTATCCAGGCTCTGCCCGGTCAGCGCGCGCAGGATATTGCGCAGGAAGTTGCAAGGCAGCTTGATGCGCGCGAGCGACGCATGAAGGCGAAGGCCCGCAGCAATTTCAGTGATCAAGGGGGGTACGATTCATGATGATGGTCCTGGGCTTGTTTGTGTTTCAGCTGCGCACGGTTCCCTATCAGCAACTGCAGTATCAGCGGAACTGGCGCCATGTGACCAACAACCGCGTTAATCGCCGTCCGACTACGCAATATTTGGGGCCAGATAACGATCAGCTGACGCTCTCCGGCGTCCTCATGCCGGAAGTGACCGGCGGCCGGTTGTCGTTGCTGGCGCTGGAGCTGATGGCAGAGCAGGGGAAGGCGTGGCCGCTGATCGAGGGTGGTGGGACTATCTACGGCATGTATGTGATTGAGAGCCTTAACCAGACGAAAACGGAATTTTTCGCCAGTGGAGAAGCCAGGAAAATAGAGTTTTCGCTGGGGCTTAAACGGGTGGATGAGTCCCTGTCTGAAATGTTCGGCAGTCTGAGCGATCAGCTTAGCAGTCTGCAGGATTCTGCCGCCGCCGCAGTAGGGAACATCAGATCCACGGTAGGAGGGTTGCTGCAGTGAGCGAGATGGCTGATTTACTCAACCTCGGAAGCAAGACCCCGGCCTTTCGGATCGTGATTGAAGGCAAAGATGCCACGCAGACGCTGGATAAACGTCTGCTGGGTATGACACTGACCGACAACCGCGGATTTGAAGCTGACCAGCTTGATCTGGAGCTGGACGACGCCGACGGCCTGGTAATTATGCCGCGTCGTGGCGCAGTGATTTCTCTGGCGCTGGGATGGAAAGGCGAGCCGCTGTACTCAAAAGGTAAGTTTACCGTTGACGAAATAGAGCATAGCGGCAGCCCGGACAGGCTGACAATCCGTGCCCGTAGTGCTGATTTCAGGGAAACGCTGAATGTCCGGCGTGAGAAGTCCTGGCACAAAACGACGGTGGGCGATGTGGTGAAAGACATTGCCGCGCGGCACAGCCTTAAAGTCGCTATAGGAAATGATGTTGCTGCGATGGCGCTGGAACACCTGGACCAGACCAACGAAAGCGACGCCAGCTTTTTAATGAAGCTGGCGCGGCAGTATGGCGCGATTGCCTCAGTTAAGGACGGTAATCTGCTGTTTATCCGGCAGGGGCAGGGGAAAACAGCAAGTGGTAAACCGTTGCCGGTCATCACTATTACCCGTAAGGACGGAGACAGTCACCGGTTTAGCCTGGCTGACAGGGGAGCATATACGGGTGTTATCGCTCACTGGCTGCATACCAGGGAACCGGAAAAGAAAGAAACGGCAAAGGTGAAGCGCCGCCGGAGGACGACAAAACCCAAAGAACCTGAAGCAAAGCAGGGTGATTACCTGGTCGGAACGGATGAGAATGTGCTGGTTCTGAACCGTACCTATGCGAACCGCAGTAATGCAGAACGGGCAGCAAAAATGAACTGGGAGCCGCTGCAGCGCGGTGTGGCGTCATTTTCTCTCCAGCTGGCAGAGGGCCGCGCGGATCTGTATACAGAAATGCCCGTTAAGGTCAGCGGCTTTAAACAGCCCATTGATGACGCCAGCTGGACCATCACCATGTTAACGCACACCGTCAACCCGGATAGCGGATTTACGACCAGCATCGAGCTGGAAGTGAAAATTGATGATCTCAATATTGAATAATTGGTTCTCAATATTAATATTGTGTATTATTAACGCGACTTTAGAGGCAGCGGTGGAGAAACGGACATGATGAATTGCCCAAAATGCGGACATGCGGCGCATACACGGAGTAGCTTTCGGGTAACGGATCAGACAAAAGAGCGTTATTGTCAGTGCCAGAACATCAATTGTGGAGCAACCTTTATCACTCATGAAACCGTAGTACGATTCATCATGACACCGGGTGTAATTGATAATGCCCCGCCGCATCCGACGTCAGGGGGGCAGGGGCATATGAACTTCTAGAACACTTCAAAATGCGTATGAGTAGCGCCATCTAAACTTAAGTGATGAGGCCATGACGTCAAAACTGAGTGGCATCTTCGATGTAAATTTTCGTTTTATCAGAGTTCATAAAGCCCACGTTTTTACATTCAGCGCCACCCGCATTGATTTTATAACCTTGATCGCGTGTGATATTCACAAGCGTGATTTTTTTAATCGTCTCGGGCTTCCATTTGTTCATGAAGAAATCAGTACAAATACTGTCAAGGAACGAATGGGCCATCTCTTCAGTAACTTCAGGTCTGCCGTATCTAACTGTTAACTCGCCGTTTTCAAGGCTATGCGTCCTTGTGTCAAATATAGCAATCACGTTTTCGATAGAGGTGGGTATCTTGTCAGCGAAAGCGTTACCTGTGGTCACGAGTAACAGCATCAAAAGAGATTTTTTCATATCGCTAGTCCTTTGCATTGATAAATGTCTGCCGCCATTTTGCCGCCAACGCACAAAAAAAAGGGGCTACGCTTTCACGTAACCCCTTGTTTTATTTGGTGGAGCTGGCGGGAGTTGAACCCGCGTCCGAAATTCCTACATCCTCGGCACTACATGCTTAGTCAGTCTTTACATTCGCTTGCCAGCTGCGGACAGACACGCCACTAACAAACTAGCCTGATTAGATTTAACGCTTCAACCCCAGGCAGGGCATCCACGCGATCTCTTTTGGGTTTGACCTCTCTTTGATCCCCGTCTTAAGAGCGGAAGCTAGGGAGAGAGGGCTCAGAGCAGGTTATTAAGCTGCTAAAGCGTAGTTTTC